TGGAGTAGATATCAGCCGTCACCCAGAGGCAGGCAAGTACAATAAGTTCCTCACCAGCACTTTCATCCTGACAGAAAAAGCCAATCACCCCCTAGGGGAGCTAGTGGCTACTCTAAGGGAAACAGCCCTCCTCCAGAATACAGTCAAGAAGTGGCTCAAGCTAGTAGATACAAAGGATAATGTTATCCATGCGAGCTTCAAACTGACTGGAACTCGGACAGGGAGGCTGAGTTGTGGAGATCCTAATTTGCAAAATATAGCCTCTGAGTATAGAACCAGATTCATTGGCCAAGCGCACTCGGGAGAGATGGAGGAGCGCACTGGGATCTTCAATCTCAGGAGAGGCTTTATAGCCAGACCTGGATACAAGATCCTCTCAATCGACTATAAGCAGATGGAGATGAGGATGTTCGGGATCCTCTCAGGAGATCCCTTTATGGTGAAAAGCCTAGCCTCTGGGAGGGATGTCCATGCTGACGTTGCCGAGCAATGCTGGGGCAAAAGGGATGAGGTTCATCGGGAGTGGGCAAAATCGATCTCGTTTGGCTTGATCTATGGAATGACCATGGGCTCCCTGCGGTTCAGATTGAATATGACGATGGAACAAGCCCAGAAGCTAACTGGGGATTATTGGAAAACCTTTCCAACGATCAAACCTTGGCTAAAGGCTGTTCAGGAGGAATGCAAAAAGGGAGGCTACCTGCGATATTGGTCAGGGCGATATTGGCGTGAAGAGAACCCTATGGAAATGTATAAGGGAGCTAATGCCCTTATCCAAGGAGGTTGCGCAGACGTTTTGTCGATAGCTGCGATCAGGGCTGATCACTGGATCTCCTCTAAGGAGGAGGGGTTTGCTAGGATCGTTAGCTATGTCCACGATGAGCTCCTTATAGAAGTGGTGGAGGAGGGAGTTGAGGAAACAGCTCGAGCTATCTCCAAGATAATGGAGGTTGAAGATCTCTTTGGGATCCCATTCTTGACTGATGCTAAGGTAGGGGATAACTATGGAGATATGATCAAGCTAGGACAGACCCAGAAAACCAAATACTCAGAAATTGTTTATCAATAGGAGTTTGCCATGGGTATTGCAAAACAGCTTTTGGACATCTTTGGAGGCAACCCCTATTATGGAGTTGGCAAGATAGGGAGTGAAACAGGCAACGTCTGGTACGATCCAGCGATGGAGCCTCTCAACGAGAAGCTCCTAGCCCAGCACCTAAAAGGAACTATGACCCTGGCCAGCTATCCTCTAGATCATGAGGAAAATTCTGTAAAGTGGCTTGGGTGGGACATCGATGCTGCAGGCGATATGGAGGGGGCTCGAGCTATAACTCTCGAGCTCCTAAAGTACATTGAGGATCTCCCCTATGTCGTGGAGTTCAGTGGAGGGAAAGGCTATCATATTTTTCTTTTCCTAGAGAAGCCTATGCCAGCTGCTCATGCTAAGATGATAGCCGAATATGTCCGAGAAAAGGCAGGGCTCCCTAAAAGTGAACAGCCTGGAAAAGTGGGGCATGTAGAGGCATACCCTAAACAGGACAAGCTAGGGAAAACAAGCGAAAAGCGCAAAGCGATTGGTAATTGTATCAAGATCCCCCTAGGGATCCACCCAAAATCTCATAATCGATCCTGTTTTGTCGATCCCTACAATGGATTTGAGGAGGGGGCAATTATCGATCCAGAGGAGCTCCTAGACTACAGAGCCTCCCTAGAGGAGGTGTATAGCCTAAAGGAGGAGAAGACAGAAAAGACAGAGATCATTGTCCAACTTATAGCCGAACAGTGGGTGGAGGGTAAGAGGCATCAGCTAGGGCTTTTCCTAGCTGGCTATATGGCAAGCATCGGGATCTCCATGGATCTTGCCAAGGATCTAATAATGCGGGTTGGCCAAGTCGCAGGAGATCCTGAGATTGAGGATCGAATAAAGACAGTGGAGGACACCTACAAAAAGGTGGCTCGAGGGGATGCAGTCGCTGGTTATTCGAGGCTAGGGGAAATGTTGCCAGGAGCTACAATGGTGCTCCTAACCCGAATAATCCCAGAACTTGCGGAGCCCTCCATAATCAGGCAAGTAGAAAAGATCAGGCTCTCGAAAGGAGATAGCTGGATCAAAGTAGGATCTATAATCAAGCTGATCTGGAGTGATCTAGCAGACAGAGGGAGGTTCCTGCTCCAGCCTATAGAGGGGAGATCCTATTGGTTTGACAACGAGAGCCACCTATTGACTAGAATCAATAGTGAAATTTGGGCTACAAAAATGTATCACGAATATCACCTGAATATAGCAGATCCTTTTTACAGGCAGGTCTATGAGGGTATCAATCGGATGTCTCTAGCTGAGGGCAAGATTATAGAGCTCAAGAGGAGATCTGTTTGGGATGGGCATCGGCTATTTGTCAACCTAGGAGGAGAGGAGGTGTACATATTAGATGGAAAAGAGATAACGATTGAATACAACGGTGACTGCGGGTATATATTTTACACCAATGAGACTGGGGCAGAGATCCCAGAGCCTAATTTTGAGGAGCCTAAAAATGCTTGGAAATTCTTGGTCGATGACCTGAATTTCATCGAAAGTGATAAGGCTCCTATCTCTCCCGAGAAGCAAAAGGAGCTCCTGAAGGCTTGGCTCCTAGCAACCTTTTTCAAAGAGATCCTACCCACCAAACCTATCCTAGCCCTCCTAGGAGAGGCAGGAAGTGGGAAAACAACGGCTGCCCGCAGGATCCTACGCATCCTAGAGGGGCTAGGAGAGGAGGTAACACAGGCAGTCAGTGACAAACCTGATAGTTGGAGGGCTTCTATCGCTGCACATCACCTAGTGGTTCTCGACAACCTAGAGCGATCAGGAGCAAGGTGGATGGTAGATAGCCTCAACCTAATATCGACAGGAGCAAATATAGAGCTCAGAAAGTTATACAAGGATAACGAGATCTACAGGATAAGGCCAGATTGTTTCGTTATTCTCACCGCTGTCCAAATGCCTTTCCCTGATGAGACACTGATCAGCCGGCTGCTCGTGCTAGATCTCCAGAGGTTGACTAGCTTTATACCCGAGCATGATTTCAAGAAAAGGATCCAGCGCAATGCCGCAGCTATCTGGGGGGATCTCCTTATAAAGCTGAATACCCTAGTAGCTGCCCTTAGAGTTCCATCCAAGGAGCAACTCCTCTCCCCTATGCGCTTGGCTGACTTCGTGATATTCTGTAAGATGATAATGAAGACAGGAGTTGTTGACCAGAATATTCTAGAGCATGGCCTAAAAGCCCTAGGATCCTCCCAGATGCAAGCTCTAGCCAGGAGTGAATATAACGTGGCTCCTATCATAGAGGAATGGATGAGAACCCACCCGCAGGAGGCTGCAGAGAGGCATACGGCTGGAGAACTAATGCAGGCTCTCCAACCTATCGCTGCTCTCAGGAAACATCCATGGCGGTGGAGCACCCCGCAAGCCCTTTGGAGCCATGTATCGGCTATGCGGGATTATTTGCGGGCAGAGCTAGGAGCTGTGTTCGAAAAGTCGTATAATAAAAGCAGGGGAAAAGATGACCACTTTATATCTTTTCCTCAGCTAAAGGATAATGGAAAGGATGGCTAAAATGTCCAAGCTAGACCCCAAAATGACCCCAGGAGAGATAGACCAAGAATTTGGAGCCTTGCACACCAAGATCCAGTTCCTAGAGGCAGAGAATGACAGGCTACATATGCTTTTGCTGCAGGCTCGAGATAGGAATGAGATAGAGGTCAATCGCATCACTGCTGCCTACAATATTGTAGAGGGTAATGCTGAATTTTTCAGAAAAGAGGTGAGGCGCATCGCTGAGCAATACGCAGCATTGACTACAGTACAAAGTAATGACTATAAAGATATGCGCAGGTTCCAAGCCTCTTTTATTCGGGCTGATCACGAGAGAATAGCCTATAAAGAGGTGTTGCTCAAAATAGCCTCCCACTTCTATTTTGGGAGGGCTGATTTCAAGAGGCTCTACACTACTTTTGTCCACGATGCCAAGGAGGTTCTTGCCAGATATCAAAAAGAGGAGGTGAAGAATGGAGAAAAGAAGTAGCAAAGATGAAAAGGCAGATGAAGCCCCAGGGATGGGCAGGATAGCTCACTGGCTATTTGTACATGAGCTCCAGGATATACTGGCCAAGCTAGACCCGAATGATATTGTAATCCCTAATGGGGTTGAGAATTTGTCAATCACCAGAGAGGATGAATATATTGGGTATATTGATTTTTGCTTTGGGGATCTTGAGATGAACAATGAGGGAGGAGGTGAAGAATGACAAAGGCTGAGGAGAGTAATGTAAAACAGTGCCCCTACCCTATAGCCTTTTGGTTCAGGGGCACAAAGAACAAGATCTTGTACGTCTGCCACGCCCATTGCGTGACCTTATCGCTGGAGGCAGCTAAAAGGGGCATCCCTGTAGTATTCTACGATCTAGACTACACCCCTCACCCACTGCCTCTCCCGCATCAATGTTTCGTGCGGATCCTAGAGGATCCCAAAGAGGAGATTGACAATGTTTCCTAAAGGCTATAAAAAGTGGTTGAGAATTGGAGCTATTTTGCTCCTGCTGGCTATATTCATGTTTCCTATCTTGGAGGATCCGCAGCACTGGGTGAAGCCCCCCAAGCCCCCAGTACAGGAGGAGCTAGAGATCTCTTATCCAGCTCCCTACGATGCCTATCCAGCCCCTTATCCCTACCCCGCACCTTTCGATGCTTATCCTCCTCCCTGGGTTGGATACCCTGCCCCTACTTTCCCTACACCCACCCTAGGAGCCCCTAGCCTCCCTAGCCCAACGATTTTACCCACTTTGCCCCCTCCCCCAACCCCTGCCCCCTACTAAAGGAGATCTAAAATGAAAACAGAAGAGATCAAGAAAATGGAAGAGGCATTCAAGCCTAAAATCACTGGGGGGGATCTCCCCTACCTCCATCCCCTGAGCTCAGAGCCTTGGGGAGAACCTATCTCGAGCTCCCTAGAGGAGCTAAAGGAAAACAAGGCTCTAGACAGGGCACAATCTTTGCTCGGGTGCACGATCCTCCTAGCCCTGCTAACCTTGGCCATACTTATCACCACGGCTGTTGTCGTTTTCTCAGCAGGAGGCTAGAGATGGAAGAGGAGGTGGACAAAATCTTTGATGCCTTGGCCACCTGGATGGAGACAGCAGAGGCCATCATTCTCAACTTCTCCTCCCATCGGGAGAACTGCCTAGTCTATCGACATCAATCTTGCAGCTGTGGCTTCTCCCTAGCCCTGTATAACTGGAAAATGGCAGAAGCGCAATCTAAGGAGATATTCATAAAATTCAACCTGAAAGAGGACAAAAATGGCTAAAATAGAGCTCGGAAAATGGTATAAACACAAAATCAGCCCAGCTCGGGCTATGGTGAACAGGATAACCTCTAAGAGGATCCTGATGGCATTTGATAATGGGTTCCACGGCTGGTTCCTAACTCGTGAATTTTGGATCTATTTCGATCCTATCCAGGCAAAACACCCTAAAGGAGGCACAAAATGAACATGGATGACATTTTCAAAGGGCTACAGGATCTAGGAGGAGATCTCGGGCAAGAATTTGAGGGCTTGATGTCCAGGCTGCGCACGGATCCTCGTGAGCAAGAGGTAATGGATCGTATTGTCGCAGACATAAAAGGAGAACTCAATGCCAGTGAAGATGAGGCTCGAGCCCTCGCAAGAGTAATGAAAAACATCGGGATCCTCCAAACCCATGGAATTTCTGAATTGGCTTATGATAAAGTGGTAGAACACCTCATCCCTTTCACCAAAAAGCTATCAGCGATCAGAAAATTCAGGATAATGTGGAGAGAACCCTCTACAGATCTCGAGATCCTGTGGCTCAAGCTCTATAATCAGGATCTGGTTACCCTATGGAGGCCATTCGAGCTTCTCCTGATTGCGAGGCTGTGGGTCAGGGAGGTTGTAGAGGGGGTTGCTCGTGCTAATCATGATGTTGTTGGGTATAATGCACTGTTGACCAGGGCTACTAGGGAGCTCAATTCTGATGTTGATCTACTTTTGGTGGCTAAACTCATTGTAAATAGCTATAAAAGAGCTAACGATCTAACCACCAAAGAGGATCTAGAAGCCTAATTATGTGGGAGGGCTGGAGAAGATGTCAAATTACCTCCAGCCCTCTTTTTGCATCTTGACAACGATGGAGAGAAAAGTGTGTATTTTACGGCTAAAATCGTGGGAAAATGTCAACTTCCCTCCAGCCCTCCAGCCTCCAGTGTGTTTTTCATCTTTCTATATACTAAAAATATCCTTATTTTGCTATAAAAAGTTTGGAAAAAGGGCTGGAGGCTGGAGGCTAGAGGGAGCTTGGCATCGTTTTCCAATTTTACGGCTAAAAACACCCTGTTTCTCGACATCGTTGTCAGCGGATCCTCCTCCAGCCTTTTCGAGATGCCCATTTTCTCATGTGTTTTTTGGGGAAAATGTCATAAAAACACCCATTTTCTCAGCGGATGTAAATTCTATGCATAGATTTTGGTACATTCTGTCAAGGTGTTTTATGCATAGCACATGGCTTTTCGACAAAATGTTTCTCTTGAAGTGGGTAGGATCCTCTATTCTAGAGGGCTCCTCCTCCTTATCCTATGCATTACCCCCTACATTACACCCTGCAAAAGGGGGGCTATACCTTGTAAAACCTAGCTCGAGGAGGATCTCGAGCCCTAAAATTGTATCCATGGGGGGTGTAGAGGGTAATGTGTACTTGAAATCTATGCATAGGGGAGGGGGGTATCCTGATTTCTGGCTGAGGATGGGGGAGAGGAGATGCCCTATGGAAAAGCCACACACCAAAAATATTCAACCCTACATTACCCATGGAGGCTGCCATGCCTAGGATCCCCACTGTCCGATGCCCTGCCTGTAGAGGAGCCTATTATCAGATAGCCGATTATCAGGAGGCTGCTCAATGTTTTGTTCACTGGGATTGGTTCCTGACGTTGTGCACCGATTGCCAGAGGTTTTGCTTCTCCCCTTATAAAGGAGTGTGCATCACTTGCTTTGAGAAGACACCCAAGATTTTCTACCCCCACCAGGGCTCCCAGATCCGTCAACTCGGGTGGGCAAGTCGAAAATTCAGTTGAAATTCATTACCCAAAATGCTTTACTTTCCTGACAGCTTGTAGTAAGATAAATGTTGAGGGCGATAGCCCTCCAAGAGGTACAACCCTAAAATAGGAGCCCAAAATGTCCCAAGAGATCTTACACCTAGATGGATCCAGAACTTTACAAATCAACGAGCTAGACCGCCACACGGTTTGTCTCATCCGCAATATGCTCTGGACAGCCTCGCAGGATAGGAGCCTAACCCCCACTGCCCAAAATATCCTCTCCTGCCTGGGAACTGCGATCAATACCCTCACGGAGCCTGGTCAGGCGATTGATGACGCTGCAGAGGCTCTTGTCGTTGACGTTGTAGCTGACGTCAAAAGGAACTCGAGCTATAGGAGGGGGAAATGAGCGACAGCCACCGTGTTGTAAAGCGAAAAGTGGCAGGAGCTTTTCATTTTGTCCTCCAGTACTTATCTCAACCAGGCACTTGGGTTGACCTGATCTCCCGCAAGGAATGGCACGGATTGAGATTGGGAGCCATGGCTTGGTATCGCATCGATATAGAGGGATTGCCTGTCATAACGCAGGGAAAGGTTGACTAAAATGTCTCACGCTACAATAGTAGAAAAATTCAGCAAAGTGTCCGAGGCTAGCCAGCGCAAGATTATGCGGGAGTTGAATGATGAGCATCGGGAGTGTGGAACCTTTTTGGGAGCTAACTTTTTTGAATGCCTGACTTGCGGTGTTCATGTCCACACGAGCTCCCATGGCTTGGTTCTGCATGATCGTCATCAAATTCAGGGGTTTGTGTCCTCCTCCCAGGATCCCCGAGTACAGGTGAAGTCATGAAAATCTTCAAGTTTGTCTTCACCCACTTAGATAGCTCGAGGGCTCCCACTCATTCCTGGCTGGATGCTCATGTTCAAATAGGGGCTCGAGATCTAGCCCAAGCTACCCAAAATGAACGAGATCAGGTGCGCATCAATTATCTGGTCAATCGGCTGCACAAAAAGGAGGTTATGCCAGACGCCTGGAAAATCAAAACCCTACTCGAGACAAATACTTTCAAAAAGAACTGAAAATCACCCACCCTCATATTGTCCCAATGAAAGGAACTGAAATGAACGCAAAAGCTGTGACCCCCAAAAGTGTAAGCCCCACCTGCCGCATCTGTGGCAAGGAGTTGACCCTCCCTGAATCAATCCAAAAGGGAATTGGCCCAGAGTGCGAGGCTCGTTATTCGGGAGGAGTAGATCCTGAGGCTACCAAAGCTGCCCGCAGCGTGGAGGTTGTCCCAAAGGGCTATCTCCCTCTAGCCCAGGCTCTCGAGATTGTAAAGGAGGCTGGGATCCCCGCAGGGCGGTTCTGGCACAAGGCTTGCGGTGGCAATCGTGGCTTTGGGATCCCTATCACGGATGACTTCAGGGCAGTCATCTTCAACAATAAATGGTTTGTGCCTCAGGCAGCGGTGAACAAAAAGAACCTCGAGCTGGTTCGCAACCTCGAGCGCACCGTTGCCCCCAAGGCTCCTAAAGTGGCCAAGGCTCCTGCCAAGAAAACCCATGGCAAAGAGGCTCCTGCGAAAAAGGCTCCTGCCAATGATCGCCCAGTCGGCAAAGCCACCAAGGTTCCTGCCAAGGCTACCTCTAAGGCTCCTGCCAAAGTCGTTGCCCCCTCCAAACCAGCCTCTAAGGGGAAAGTTGCCCCTCAGGCAGCCGTAAAATCCAGCCCTAGCCAGTCGGGCTCCTCTAAGGGCTCGAAAACCCCTGCCCAGGCTACCAAAACCCCTCCTGCTGCGAAAAAGCCCACTAAAAAGGCTCCTAGCACAGTGGCTAGCCCCTCAGAAAAGCCTGAGACCGTGATCATCGGTGGGGTTCCTGTTTCTAAGGATGTCAGATCCAAAATCGCTGCTGGATTGAAAAAGATCCAGGCTGAAAAAGCTCCTGCTGAGGACTGAGAAAACCCCTGCGAGAAGTATAATAAAGTCAGCCCTCGAGAGGGGGCTGACTTTTCGCTTGGAAAGGAAAAAGCATCATGAGTGAGGCTATTGACCACGAAAATGCGATTGCCAATTATGTAGGAGGAGGAGAGATTGTCACAGGATCCTCTGCCAGACCCTTTCGCAACAAGAAGAATGCCCCCAGAAAGTTTGCCAGCAATCTAGAGCGCAGAGGGAGGCAGTCTGGGTTCCATATGGGGTTTGGCAAACGGATGACTTATGCCAGATCTATGTCCGCCATGGTTTTTGATCTTATCGTGAATGGTGAGACACTGACTGCCACTGGAGAGAAGCTATCCATCAGGGATGTCAAGCAGTGGACAGAGCTAGTGAAGTTTGTCCATAGTCACGTTGATGGCCCAGTGTTCCCGAATAGCCCCTTGGTGGCAAACGTCAATCTGGTCAAGATCTATGCAGGCGTCAACCCTGATGAAATATGAGCAATTTTGAGGTTGTAACCCGCAGCAATAAGATCCTCCCGAATATTCTAGAGGCTCCTCCCGAGAGCAAGCCCTATGAACCATTTGGGGCTTCTCGGGAGGTGTTCAGGTTGCACGATCCCGAGTTCATCATCGATGGCCCAGCAGGCACTGGCAAGTCTAGGGGTTGCCTCGAGAAGCTGTACATCTGCGGGCTAAAATACCCTGGCATGCGAGGGCTTATGGTCAGGAAAACGAGGGAGAGCCTGACGCAATCTGGCATGGTGACTTTTGAGAAACACGTGGTGCCCTCTAATGGCACGGTTCGCTGGAGAACCCAAGAGCAGCATTATGAGTTCAGCAACGGCTCTGTCCTTGTCGTAGGGGGTTTGGACAAGAGCTCTAAGATTATGTCCACGGATTATGATATTATCTATGTTCAAGAGGCTACAGAGGCTACACAGGAGGACTGGGAGGATCTAACAACTCGGGCTAGGAATGGCGTCATGCCTTACAACCAGGTATTTGGAGATTGCAACCCTGGGCCAAGCTCCCACTGGATCCTGAACAGGAGAGATCAGGGCACTTTGAAATTATTGCAGAGTAGGCATGAGGATAACCCCATCCTATTCGATCACAAGACAAATACTTGGACAGCTCGAGGGCTAGCCTATTTGGCAAAGCTAGATAACCTCTCTGGGGTTCGTTATAAAAGGCTCAGACTGGGGATGTGGGTCAGTGCTGAAGGGCTCGTGTATGATGAATACGATCCAGCCATCCATCTAGTAGATAGGTTCAAAATACCTCCCGAGTGGAGGAGGTTCATTGCAGTCGATTTTGGGTACACCAATCCGTTTGTAGCTCAATGGTGGGCTATCTCCCCTGATGACAACATGTACAGGTATAGGGAGATCTATATGACCCGCAGGACAGTCAAAGTTCATGCTGAAAAGATCCTCAAGCTAACTGGGGAGGAGCAAATAGAGGCTTGGGTTTGTGACTGGGATGCTGAGGATCGTGCTACCCTAGAGGAGAATGGAATTGGGCCAACCATCCCTGCTGAAAAGGCAGTTACTGTAGGGATCCAAGCTGTAAAGGATCGATTGAAGGCTAGATCCCTTTTCCTTATGCGGGATAGCCTAGTTGAGACAGATCATGATCTTGTTGAAAATTATAGCCCTGTAAATACTGAGGGTGAATTTGAGACGTATGTTTGGAGCGATAAAAACAAAAAAGAGATCCCTGTCAAAAAAGATGACCATGGGATGGATCCTACTAGATATGCGACAATGTATGCCAATAGCTATGATAGGAAACATGGAGGTATATACGTATGAGCAAGCTGAATTTCATCCAACGAGCTGCAATTCAGATAGCTGGCCTCAAGACTATGGTCACTCTAGTTGAGACTTGGAAAGAGGGGAGGCCAATCTATGCTGACGTCAATTTTGAGAGCCTGGTTCGTCAGGCGTGGCGCAAGAATGAACTGATCTTTGCCTGTATCTCGGCAAAGGCTAGTACAGCCAGTCAGGTTCGTTTGAAGCCCTACAATACCTCTAAGGAGGAGATGATCAGGGATAGGAACCATCCTCTTGCGAGGCTCCTCAAAAAGCCTAACCCCTTTATGAGTGAGTATGACTTCTGGTCATCGATCATCATTTATCAGGAGCTAGCTGGCAGGGCTATATTCGAGAAGCAAAGGGATAACGCTGGCAACGTTATAGCCCTATGGCCACTGCGCCCAGATTGGGTCAATCCTATCCCGAGTTCAACTCAGATGATCGCAGCCTATCAGTACACGGTTCCTGGGCTGCCCCCTGTATTCTTGGATAGGGGAGATGTGCTTGATTTCAAGCTATTCGATCCTTTGAACCTTTTCCACACGTGGCCTCCAGTCGCTGTAGCTGCTAGGATCGTGGAGATCGATAATACCTCCACCGATTACATCAAAACCTTTTTCCAAGAGGGAGGAGCTCCCCCAGGTATTATCAAAACCACTCAGAGGCTCCGTGATGCTGAGGCAGAAGAGATCAGGCGCAAGTGGGCAGATCGATATGGAGGGGCTAGGAACTGGAGCGCACCAGCGGTTCTGGATCGTGACGCTGAGTATCAAAAGACAGGATCCACTTTTGAGGAAATGGGGTTCTCAACTCTTGACTCGAGGAATGAGGCTAGGATCTGTGCTACAATGCGAGTGCCTCCTATTATCGTAGGGGCAAAAGTGGGGCTAGATCGATCCACCTTTGCTAACTATAAGGAGGCTAGACTGGCTTGGTGGGAGGATACCCTGGTGCCCATCTACCAGAACTTCAATGACGTCATCGACAACCAGCTGATACCTGAATTTGGTGACTCCAACTTAGAGGGGCACTGGGATTTCAGTGAGGTTCCAGCCCTGCGGGAGGAGAGGCTCATTGTCTGGGAAAAAGCTAACAACGGTTTGAGAATGGGTGGTATCACGGTCAATGAATATCGAAAAGAGATTGGCCTTGCCGCAGTTAGATCTGGAGATGTTTTCTTGCGGATGCTCAACCTTATGGAAGTGCCTTTGGAGCACACACCTGGGGAGGGAGGAGCTCAACAAGCTGTAAAGCCAGAGCCTGTTGAAAAGCCAGTGGAGGAGGAGGGTGACAAAGATCCTGATGAAGCCAATGAAAACTCAACGCAAGAAGATGAAAATCAAGTGGTTGAAAAAGCACTACGATCAGGAGAAAAATCAGGCAACCCCATCGACAAAGAAACAAGGGAGAAGCTAGAGCGAATGCTCCAGAGGGATCTCGAGTCATTTTTCAAATACCAGCTAAAGGGAGCCATGGATCAGATCCAGCGACATCCAGACGTACAAGCTGCCCTAAAGGAGAGGGAGAATGGCAAAGAAAAAGCCTGAGGAGAAAAGGGAGCTTGTAGAGTTCCAGCCCTTTGAGGCATCCTATCTAGACATCTTCACTGAGAAGCTCTGGGAGGTTGTTTTCCCTCAGGAGATGGCAGCAGCATTCCAAGGGGAGATTGAGGCTCAATCGGCTCTGGATCTCCTCTATAAGCCATCCCCAGCTGTAGTCACTGGAGGGCTATCATTCGATCTACTCCACCAGTTTGCCATGGGCTATGCTGAACATCAAGCTGGAACTCTTATAAAAGGCATAACTGATGACCTGGTAAAATATGTTCAAAGTGAGACATCGCAGTGGATCCAGTCTGGGGATCCCCTCCAAGCTCTAGAGGATAGGCTAGCCCTAAAATTCAGCCCTGAGAGAGCAGAGCTCATAGCCTCCACAGAGGTTACAAAAGCCTATGCTGAGGGCAATCTCCTTATATGGAGGAATGAAGCCTATGCAGGATCGATAAAAGGCAGACGCTGGATGACTGCAGTCGATGAACTCGTTTGCGATATTTGCGGGCCACGAGATCAGCAAATGGTGGGAGGGCTAGATGGAGGCTGGGAGGATTTTGATGATCAGCCGATAGATGGCCCACCTGCCCATCCGAGATGTCGATGCTATCTCCTCCCTGTCGTGCCAGGATCCTCTATGCGCACTACTTCAGTGCCCCCAGATCCTATCAATCCCTCTGACCCATGGCCTCCTAAAATGGATAGGGCTACAAAAAATCCTAGGACAGTGCCCAGTGATATCATCAGGCAAGGTAGGGAGTTCATAAAAAGAGGAGATGATGTTGAAAGCTATTCTGCTCGAGGGGCATCTAAAGATAAGCTCATCCAAGAGCTCTCCTCCAGAACCAAAGTCAGTTATACTGCTCTAAATGATTTTGTTCATCAATGGGCAAATACTTCAAACGATAATGCCTATGCATCCCTCCAGATCCAAGCTCGAACAGCAAAGGTTTTGGGGACAAAGCTATCCCCATGGCAAGAACAGAGGATGGCAGATGAACTGATCATCAGGTCTAGGGGAGGGAAAATACCCAGACAAAGCCTTAGCATTTTTGAAAAATCAGATATGACCCTATGGGATGAGTTCCTTGTACTAGGGTATCAGAACTCTGATGAAGTAGTGGATGACGTCATAAAGGCAATGTACCAATATACGCAGGAGGAGCTAAAGGCTGCAGGCATAACCCAAGTTCACGTTTGGAGAGGGGTCAGTGTAGATCCTACCCTACATTCAGCGATTGCTAACAGCCCAAATAAAATGATGCTGGGCATAGATGAAGTTGCCAATGCAGCTGAGAGCTGGACTGTAGAGGCTTCTATTGCTGAGAGGTTCGCTGGGTACAACGGTGTGGTGATGGAGGCCATAATGCCTGCCAATAGGGTTATTGGAACTGCCAGGACTGGAT